CCGTGTGCTTCGTCCGGCCAGGGGTCGGAGGCCCCCCGATGCCCATATTCATCGCGTGAATGCGATTTTGGTTATCGATTCGTTGGAATGATAGTAGTGCATCATTTTGCTGTATGAGCTAGCACGGATGCATTCATTCGGTGAATGGTGGGGGTTGGCGTTGGTTGGTGCGTTACCAGGGCGCGGCATGGTTGGTGCTGATGATTGGTGCTGGTTGTTGGTTCTTGTTCTTACAACTAATAGTTATAAGGGCGTCACCAGGTGGTGCCCTGGCTGCTGCCTGGTGTTCCTATATATAGTTAATGTCTATATAGTGTGTTCCTGTACTCACTTATATAGGACTTATATCAATGCTTATTTACTTACTTTTGCTTGCTTTCGTTGGTTACCTGGTTGGCTTTGCTTGCTATGCCATGGGCGGACGTGAGCCCTTCTTGGCGTTCCTTCCCTGGTTCGGGATGGGCGTCAACCTTTCTTTAGGCGGACTCGTCGCCTTTATCGCTACAGGAGCATAAGCCCATGACAATTAAATATATGAACAAACTAACAAACCGATTTGCTGCCGAGGTCGACGCTTTACGTTCGCGCCTAGAGGAGCACGGCGAGGATATGCAAAGAATCGACGACGACGGCGACCTGGCATTTGACGCCGGGTACGCAATCCTTGATGCGTCCGCGTTATTAGAACAAGCGTTCGATCTACTAGAGGAAGCAAATAACGACCTTACGGATGCACTAGTTAACGCCACTGAAGAAAGCGTTTATAGGGTCGACCATAGCGGACCGCGAACATTCATCACCTTAATAAGAGGGAACCAATCATGAACCGCAAACAATTAGAACCAATAGTTACAGCACTCCGCGACCATCCCGATCAGCCAGGCGCCGTTGGTGCTGTTATATGGGAAGCGCTAAACGATAAGACAGTGAAGGCCGGTTGGTGTCTTAATATGATTAAACTGGCGTTATTGTGCGACCAATTGGAAGCCGGTAAAGCGGAGCCATCTTTTACAGTCATCGCGGAAGGTAATAGCAAGCTTCCTTTCCTTTCCTTTTCTGCCATGCCTGGTTTCGGGTTTTGCCCTGGTTCTGGCGATTGCCGCGACTGGTGCTATTCCTTTTCTGCCTGGCGCTATCCCGCGGCATTCTGTCGCCAGGCCCAAAATACTTTGCTTATGAGCTCCGATGTGGGACGCCTGGCAATAGCGGCAGAATTGGACGCGCAATTGAAGCGCCCTAAATATCGCGACCTTGAGCGGGTAGACTTTCGTTTATATGTTGATGGTGATTTCCGCGACGTTGAGGACGTGGGTTTTTGGATGGATGCGATACAGCACCGGCCAAAACTTGCGGCCTATGGCTACAGTAAAAGCTTTCATGAATTACTCGGCTTCGATGCGGCTACCAGGTACAGCGGCGACACTTGGCCGGATAACTACGTTTTAAACGTATCTAGCGGGCACCGGCACTCGCCGGAAGTGGTGCAAGCTGTCGAATCGCTACCCATTACCCGCGGGCGCTTTATCGCTGTCGCTATGCCTACCAGGGCGAAGCATTCAGACCATGGCGACCGGTCGCACCAGGTAGCACTCCGCCAGGCCTACGGAAAAAAGGCCTTTACTTGTCCTGGTGAATGCGGCACCTGTACGCCTACCGGGCACGCTTGCGGATCGGAGCGGTTCCAGGGCGTCGATATCATCATTGCCGCACATTAAAACTATAGGGAGACACTAGCTATAATGTACCTTTATCACGGAAAATATTTTAATACCATGGCGGAGCTAATGGCCGCTATTCGCTACGATTTGCACCAGGCCGATATGCTCGCACCTGGTAGCGATACACTTAAACGGCGCGTTTCTAGCGCTTAGCCTACGACCTAATAAGAGCGCCTCCGGGCGCTTTTTTTTGCCCTGGTGCATTTGTACCTGGTGCGCCTGTGCGTGCGCCTGGTGTCGATTTGTGCGCCCTGGCAAGCGTTTTGGCTATCCTGGCGCGTTTATTCCTTAGATTGTTTTGCTATTAAAACGGTCTAACGAATGAGCGCGGGCGTTACCTGGTGCGCGTGCGCCTGGTTGCCTGGTGTGTCACCTGGTGCGCGATTCCTGGCACCTGGTGCGCGCCCTGGTGCGCCCTGGTTGCGTCACCTGGTCGCCTGGTTGCGTCACCTGGTGCGCTTGCGCCTGGTTGCCGCGGTGCTATCGGCTCGCATCGATTTTCGATTTTTCGATGATCGATCGACGACGCCGAGCGGCATTTTGCACCTCGTTACGCATCCATCTACACGGAAAGCATCTACACGAAAAGTATCTACACAAAAATCGTCCACACTAAATTTTGAGCTTCTTTTTTAGCTTTTCAATCATCATCTCGACGTCGACGCCTTTCTTCAGCAGATTTGATGTTGTGGCACTTGTGACACAGCGATTGAAGATTAGAACTATCCAATCGTAGGCTGTCATCATCTTTTCTCTCAATGATGTGGTCAACGACATCAGCAGGGCGAAGCAAACCTCTACTGAGACAATCAACGCACAAAGGATTACGACTAATGTAAGAACGACGCATATTGCGCCAGTCTTTAGAACTGTACCAATTGTCTCTTTTACGATCTTCATCTGTGAAATTTCTCCTTCTGCCACGCTGACCCAGGAACGCACGAGCCTCTCGCACATGCCTCACGCACATGCCTCGGGCGGCTTTCTCTGGGACTAATTCTGGACAACCTGGGTAGCGACACGGTGTAGGAGCTGCGCTAGGCATAAGCTTTGTCCACCGTATCTATACGACTACCGATCCACTGCATAACTGGAACGGCCATACTGTTTCCTAACGCCTTGTAGCGGTGACTGTCAGGACAGTCGATGACATCTTTTCCGCGCCAGGCTATCTTTGTGTAGTCATCAGTGAAGCCTTGGAGTCTTTCGCATTCGACGGGAGTTAAGCGTCTTACGGACAGACCGTGTCGTAAGTAGGTCTGCTGCTTCATCCCAGCATTGGCGGCAAGCGCACCCGAGTAAGGCATTTCCCGTACTTCATCACGACTATTTTGTGCGAACCCGACTAGGTCGGTTGCATCTTTGTAATCTCTAGCTTTAACAGTCGAAGCGGTGCCGTCACACTCGTAATCGCCAAACCCACGCATCCTAGCGACTAGGATTGCTTCACATTCTACTCGCTCGTTTCCTGTGCGACTGAACGGAGGGCCTGATACAACTGTTGGGGCAACTCTTTGCCCCTCCGATCGGCTCGGAGCAGTATCCCGGCGCAAGCTTTCGGACTCAAAAAGTACCGAGGCAGCACGTCGGTAGTCTCCACGGTATCCCACAAGGAACACACGGCGGCGTCTTTGGGCCACTCCGAAGAACTGAGCGTCCAGCACTCGGTAGGCGAACCCATACCCGAGCTGAGCCAGCGCCCCGAGGAAGGAACCAAAGTCCCGTCCTCCGCTTGAGGACAATACGCCGGGGACGTTTTCCCAGACAAGCCAGCGCGCAGACAGTCTGTCAGCAAGGCGTAGATATTCGAGGGCCAAGTTGCCACGGTCGTCTGAAAGTCCACCACGCAATCCTGCAATGCTGAAGGACTGGCAGGGTGTTCCCCCCACGAGAAGGTCAATTGATTCATATTGATCCTCCTCAATAGTTGTGAAGTCGCCGTGAATAGGCACATCTGGGTAATGGTGGTGTAAGACAGCACGAGGAAATTCGTCTATTTCAGACAAAAACGAAGGCTTCCAGCCCAGCGTATGCCAGGCCTGTGATGCGGCTTCTATGCCACTACAAACTGACCCGTACTTCATACATCACTCGCGGAGCGTTGCAGTAAGTACTGTTCTAGATAGTGGCTAAACCACCTAATCTTCGAAGCGTCTTGGACGGGATCAGGATGCTTGTGCATGATCCTCCAGTTGTACTTAGCAATGGTGCCACGCATGTATCCGATAAATTCCTCATGCGTTAGCTGCGCCTTGATGGCGTCTATACATTCCACACCGTTGTCTTGGGCGTAGTGCTTAGGTCGCTCTACTGCGTCAAACGTAGTTGTGTCCTTGCCTGTCATTGCCTTTCTGCTGGCAGCAGTCCACTCAGCGGCGGTTGCGTTATCTATGCTGTCTGTTTTTTTGGTGTACATGTTTACTCCTCACACATGCACCAGGATAAATACTGCGGTTCTATGGCAGTTCTTCATACTGGCAACGCTGGTGTCATTACTTGTTTAAAGGAAGGTTGATCTCGTCGTTTGGGTGCCACAGACGGACGTTTTGGTTGACCCAATCGTAGTCGTGGCAGCGCAGGATACGAGCCAGCCTGGCCTGACGAATGGCAGCAGACTCGGCAACATCGGGGTTCTTGTAGAAGCTTTTGTATGTCTCTAGAACCTCGAACCACAAGCGCTCTAAGAACACATCGTCGTCCTCGTTCTCATCGAGTGTCGGTAAGATAGCGGCCGCTTTCTTTTTACCGATACCAGGGCAGCCTTTGTAGCCATCGGCGCTATCACCCATCAGCGTTTGATACATCCAGTTGTAGTTAGCCTGGTTGGTGCTGATGTTGTGGTGTTCGTTGTGATGGAAGTCATACAGTCGACCTGGGATGGTCTTCATGTCCTTGTCGCTACTGACCATCACGCTGTTGCTTGGGTTCCTGGTGTGCAGGATACCGAGCACATCGTCACCCTCGAGGTGATTGATCTCGATGTTGGCGTAGATAGTCTTGAGTTCACGCACAAGCTCCCAGTACATCCTCGGCTTAGGCTTTGGGTTCCTGTTCTGTTTGTACGTGCTGTCGACCTTCTTACGGAAGTTGCTGCGGTCAGACGGTGAGAATACGAGTAGTACCTCACTGTCCTCGAACATCTCGTTGAGCTCCCTGATTTCATCGACCGCTACACCTACGAGATTCTCAAGTGTGACGTCTCGTCGTGGTGTTTGATCGAACGGGTCAAGTTGATCCGCTATGGTTGCTGTCTGATACGCAATGATGTCAGCGTCAATCAAGACGTGGAATGGCTCAGTCATCGCTACCTCCTGTGAAGTGAGCAAAACCTATCGTCTCAATGTCAGCGTCGTGGTATCCGGCAAACCAAAACGATTTCTCTTTTAGGTCGCAGTCGCCGTATGGGCATGAGCTTTTAGGTTTCTTATCGAAGTAGGCTTGCTTACCAGCCTGATATATTTTTTGATCTTTTGAACTTATTCCCTGCATGTTGTCCCCCTAGTGTGTATCAGCCCATGAACTGCCTATCTGGTAATCACCAGCGAAAGGCACGGGCAAGTTAAGGCGTTTTCCCGCCATCGTTATGCTTAAAGCGAACAGGCCACCTACTAGGTCAGCTATTTCTGTACGTGCTGATAGTTGCTGTTCATCGTGGACGTTTGCCAGTAGTGCAAAGTCTTTGCCGTGTACTAGTCCTTCACTAGGCACGAGCTCGAATAAAAAAAGAGCCAAGGCTTGCTTCATAAGAATGGACCCACTGCCCTGTAGCAGTGTGTTTAGAGCAGTCCTCTGTGCAGAACTGGCCCTACGCCCATCAGGCAAAGTCACGTAGCCACGATCGGCTGCTTGTTTCTGTACCTGCTTAATCAACTCCCCGAGGCCCAAAACGCCAGACTCAATACGAGACCTGGCAACCTTTCCAAGAGCAGGGAAGGAACTCTTGGGAGGAACTGGTTTACCGGCTTGCTCTAGATCATCTGCAACGATCGACCCTATCTTTGTGTCTCCTGCGCCGTAGATCAGGGCGTAGTACAGGGTCTTTGCGTTGTCTCTAGATAGCAGTCCGGCTGCTTTCATGTTGATGGTGTGAGGATCGGTGCCTTCCTCTTTCTTGCCACGTAGTACAGCCTCGGCATACGCACCCTTGTCGTACTTGTGCAGATAGCTGGCAAGCATTCGTAGCTCGAGGGCGTCAGCGTCACAGCCGACTAACACCTGGCCGTGGTCCGGCACCCATAGTGAGCGCATAGCTTTAGACTTATCGACCTGGGCCATGTTTGGCCGACTGTGTGACATGCGGTGAGTACGCGACCCACAGCTCCTGACATAGCCGTGCATACGACCTTGTCGGTGAAGCTTTAGCCAGGCGTTGCGTCCTTCCGAAAGCATCCCCTGCTGCTTAGTTTTCCTAAAGTACTCACGCAGTAGACGTGCCTCGGGGTAGTCAAGACTACTGAGGGTGCCCTCATCGAGCTTGGGCCTACCATCATCAGTAAAGTCGGTAGGTATCCACCCGTACTGCACGTTTAGACGACGCGCTACCTGCTGACGGCTACCTGGGTTAAACAGATCATGACTACACCGGCAAAGTGGTGCGCCTTTTACATAGCCTAGCTTCTTGTTGTTTACACTAGGTTCCCAGGTATCTACGTTGCGCCAGGTGCGGGTCTTAAAGTCCCACGATCCTGTGACAGGCTTGAACTCATGAGAGAACACCTTACTAAGCATCTGCTCGAGCGAAGATATGTCCTCGGTCAGCTTTACGCTTAGTTGCTCGGCGGCTGGTACGTCGAACCGGAAGCCGTGGTTGCTTTGTAGCGCGAGGCCTTGTTGTACTTGGTGCTCTAGAGCAATGGCTGGCCGGTAATCGTTACCCGATCGGTATAGCTTCTTAAACTGTTGTTGAATGTGGTCATACACTCGGGCGGTGAGCTGTACGTCACGCTCTAGGTAGACCTTCATTTCTTCGCTGTACTTACTAAAGTCTTTGAAGTCTCCTTTGGGAAACCCAAACTGTTTACCAAAACTGGCTAGTGACAAAGACATACGCGATGGCTCGACCAGTGCGGCCATAGTCATAGTGTCCCAAACCTGCTCGAACACGACGGTGCCAGGATAGAGCTTGTTAAGCGCTGGCATGTCGTAACCGATAAAGTTGTGGCCGATTAACCGCTGTGCGGCTTTGAGTCTTTGTAAGCCTTCCTCGATTGATGGAAGGTTCGCGTCATCGTTGGTGTACGTGATTACGTCTTTTTCTCCGACGACACTCACTCCGATGCAATGTATTCTGCTCAGTTCTGGTAACAGCCCGTCCCCCTCAATGTCTACGACGAGTTGTTCCATTACGTGGTACTCCTACTACGGTAAGTCTGTAAGCAATAGATGGTCCTCAAGACTTATCGTTATTTTGGTATTAGGTGAGCGTTTGCGGCAGTCCAGAGCAAAGCGTTTCATAGCTCGGACACGCATACGCTGGGCCAAAGCTGACCCGCGTTTCTTGTCATAGGCTTCCTCTGCCTCGTAAATAAGCTTTAGCAGATCGGCTGCGGCTACACTTGTTTGCATTGCATACGCTCCCTAATCTCACGGTCCACATACATGTAAATGAGGCGAGCCAGGGGGTGGTTAGGTAGCTTGTTTTCGTCAGTGTCTAGATCGAAGGCTGATAGCTCTCTGGCTATAGCTTTTAGGACTACACCGACCATTAAATCCCTGCTGGCATCGAGGTTGCTATCGATGACGCCAGTCAGCTCGTCTGCAAATTGTCGCTTGTTCATACTTCCCCCTCAAAAAGGTATGTCGTCAAAGTCTGAGCCGCTATCAAAGGACTCGTCGTAGGGCATCAGTCGCCCGGTATCTCGGATGTATTTAGCTTGTCCGGCTGGACCCACCACACCGAATGGTCTGTTCTTCAAAATGCGGAATGATGTGATGTCTTGTTTGTTTTCATCGTCATCCTGCTGATTGCGCTCGGACGCGATAACGACATCACTGAGTTGCTCGAGACCGGCTGAGCCTCGGAGATCGGTAAGACTGACCTTACCGCCTTCATTAAAGCTGTCCTTACCTGCATTACGCCGGAGGTGTGATACAGCGATAAGGCCTACACCCGTCTGCTCTACGAACTGACGCAGGTTAGTCATAAGAAGATCTAGCGTCTTACGCTCTTCGACTTCCATACCACTGACCACCATGCTGACGTGATCGAGCACAATAAAGTCACACTCACAGCCGATAGCCATGTAACGAAGCCTGGTCATTAGGTTGTCGACGGTGCAACTGCCCCAGCTATCGTAGAAGTCAGACATCGCTACGACCTCAGACATCGACTGATCCCAGCTAGGCTGGTCGAGTATGGTGGGCTTCTCCATAAGATCGCCCAAAGGGATGTTGTTATCGATGGCGACTAAGCCTTGTATCGTCTTGCGATACGACTCCTCGAGCATGACCCAACCGACTCGCTGCCGGTGCTCACGTATAAGGCCATAGCCTATCTCGCGCGCCAGTGTCGACTTGCCTATGCCGCTACCCGCTGTGAGCAGTATGAGCTCACCTTTACGGATACCACGCAATGCTGAGCTGATTCCGGCGTACGCAATACCGTACCCTTTAGGCGTAGCTTTGATAATGTCAGCGAAGTCGATCTCATGGCCTCGCTTAATGCCATCGGGCCGGAACGGTACGGCGGCGTACACGGCGGCTTTGAGTTCTGCTTCTTTACCGGACATCAGCATCTCGCTGGCGTCTTTCATCGGCAGCTGTGCGATCTTAGCTAAGCCCGGGCGTAGTAGTGCGGCGCATTCCTCTGCCGCCTTCTTACCGTGCTCGTCCTGGTCAAAGAGGAACACGACCTCTTCAAAGCTTTCTACAAACTGAAGCTCACGCCGAATAGCCTTCACCGCACCTTGAGCCCCATTTGGAATGGAAACGACCTGCCAGGTCAGTCCTGTCACTTGGGCATATGACATGCAATCAAGCTCGCCCTCTGTGATAACTAGGCGTTGGCCGGGAGCCCATAACTGCTGGCCGAATAGACCGGCCTTAGACAAGTCTCCGATCACATAGAATTTCTTGTCGGGGCCTCGTACTTTCTGCGCTACATAGGCGCCGTTGTTGTCAAAGTAAGGGGCGTAGTGGTTGCCCTCAGAGACTGTGTACTTAAACTTCTTTAATGTGCGCTCGAATAGGCGGCGATCTATTAGGTCTATATAGCTACCCGTTACGAATTCCGACACGTTGTTTGTCCTCTGTGTTGGTTGTGGTGGCTGTCCGTCTTCAAACGGATCGACCTGTGCTACATGTCCCTGGCACGAGTAGCAAAACCCGTGGCCGTCGTCGTACACGGCAAATGCGTCACTGCTCGGACACAGCGGGCAGCTCCTCTTTTCTACTAACTCTGACGTTGTCATCCCTATCTCCTAAATTGCATACACCCGCACTAGCGTGTGCGGTTCCTCGTTGTTTTTTGCGTATCGCTTGTGAGCTATCAGGAGTTCTATCTGTCTGTCGTCATGCCAGAAAATGTCGGCACTAGTCATACAGTCGAGGGGGAGTTTGCTGAGGTTGTCGATGTCGTAATGTGGAGCGGCGTGTACTACCTTCTTCGGGCGTGTACATACGAACTCTAGTCCGACTATCAATCTCTCTTCTCTAGGTAGGTATTCCCATACTGGCGGGTAGTGAACCAGGCAGGTCGCGAAGTCTTTCACGTACTGCTGGTGTCGTTTGCTGTAGTACGTGCCAAACCGAGCAACCTTTGGTCTGCTGGCCGGTACTGGCGGTACTGGTATGTAATATTCCTGCGCGGTTTCTAGACTAGCGATGTCTATGTTCATTCGTAACCCTCACTCAGTTCTGTGAGCATTTCGATGACTTCAGTCGCTGGTACTTCGAACCACTCCCCTTTAAGTCTTTTGTCGTCGAGCCTCTGGTAGACAGTTTCTACAGCTCCATCGACGTCCTGATATTGGCGTGCGTACTCAAGTCGGTATGCTCTGATTGGGCATCCAACTTGGTACTGAAAAAGGCGAGTACGCACGTTGTTTGTTATTCCGACCTTGCAAGAACCCGGAAATGACGGATGAGTCATTATGTATACCCATCTCTTTGAGACAGGGCGGGTGTATTGCACGTTGTAGTGGTCACAGACGATCTCTCTAAGCTCGTCTCTTTCGGTCTTTTTTAGCTTCCAAAAACACCGCATGGTTATGCCAGATACTTGCTTTGCGCTTGTGTCTAGCGTGTTCCAAAAGCGTTTTACGTTTGCAACTCTCAGCTCTTCTGTCAAACGTCCGGCGGGTAGCAGACCTAAGTTGATCTGAAACCCGCTTTCGGTTTTGTAGACATCAGAACTGCGGCTCTTCGACTGTTGTGTTCGAACCGAATCCTTCATCAGGGCCCCCAAAGGGATCATCTGAGCCGTCATCCGAGCTACGTTTATCAATCAAGCGAACCGTATTTAAGTAAAAGGTCACACCTTTGTTACCGGCTGTACTGTAAGCCTTGGCATTTCCTGCTACTCGAATAAGGTCACCCCTGCCGATAATTACTTCTTCGGATAAGGCGGACCCGCTCGCATCTTGTATCGCTGGCTTGCTCTTTGTCTTAAACGTGACTCGGATATTGCCATCTTCTAGGATGCGTAACGGACTTTTGATCCCGTCTATATTTACACCAGGCCACTCCGCATCCGCTGCACCGGCTACTGCGTCACGAAGGATAATTAATGTTGCGGCATCATCTGCTTCGCTTAGGTAGGCAGACACTTCGTACTTCCCGGAGGGGTACTTAGACTCAGTGTCAGGCTTATCTAATGACGGGTAACTTGCGTCGAATGGTTGTGTGGCGAATTTCATGTAACCGTTTGCCATAGTAGTTTCCTCCTGCGTTGGCTCTTTAGGTCATACTGTCGACATCGGTGTCATCGACATCGGGTATCTCTTGTTCGACCTTCTTAGCCTTGCGTGTTGTTTTCTTTTGCACCTTCTCTTCCGCGTCAGGCATCTCTAATAGAACAGCATCGACTGTCGCGTATTTAAGGTTGTAGACGACCGATGGCGCGTCTGCTTTTGCGACAGCACGTAGTAGCAAAGACCCGCCACTCGCGTTGTAGGCACGGACGCCTATCTCTACACCTTCTGGTACTGGACCGATCACGGTGTAGCAGCCATCGACGTGGTGATAGATACCTACGTCTGCTTTTGTTTGCTCTTTGAGCTCATTTACAGTGGTTAACATAGTGTATGTTCCTGTAGTTGTTAACTAAAAAAATACCGAGCATTCGGTAGTTCGTCTTTGACATTGAGCTTGCCCTGCTTTGGTGGCTCAGGCAAGCGCATGTCATTTGGTATCATTTCGAGAAGTCCCTGGTGTAGTTCATCCGACAGCCAGTTGCCCTTGAATATAGAAACGGCGACGTCTCTGATGATGTTGTTTAATGTTTCTAGATGACAGGCGTGTACTGCGTAAGAGTCGTGTACGAATGCCATGTCATCAATTTTGCTGTCGACCAGTTTAGTAGCGACCATCCTACACATAGCGGCGTCTAATGAGTGAACTACATTTGGAGCGGCAGCTCCTGCATTCTTGGCCGGTGATAGTTGGTCGGTGCGTTTGCGTAACCTACGCATCCAGTTGTCAAAGGTGCGAACGTGCTTCTCTTTTAACACGACGTACTTCTGAGATACCTGGCACCCGTCAGGTGTTTCCCAGCTCAACGGGTATCCATTCTCGGCCATCACTTTGGCTGAGTCTCTAAGGTAGTCCATTATCCGCACCGCCTCACTGACCACCTCTACCCTAGCTACGAGAATCCAGTCACGCATAAAGGACGCTAACTTATGTCGAGCCTGTAAGACCGGCAGGTTTATGAGGCTGTCAGGTACGGTGAGAGGGTCGACCATTCTGTCAGCCACCAACTGTTCTCGTATGCCTTCGGGTGTGACCCCGTAAGCCGTCGTCATGACGGCTCTTTTCACTACTTTTCGGGCTAATCGGTCATCCTGCATCACCTCGTACCAGGCATGTGCAGCATCTGACTCTATCGTTGACTCTGCCTTCAGGATTATATTTTCTATAATCCCGCGAACTGCTAGGCCGACCTCTAAATATAGGTCTTTCCTTTGTGTTGACGCTGTGCAGTTCGTCTTTGACGCGCCAACTTCGTCCTTTCCCAGGAGAGAAAGAATTTGTAGTCCGTTACAGGTGCCATCGACGGCAATGGGTAGATGTGAGATGTGGTTGGGGTTGCTCCATGCTCTCGCTAAATCAACCGCTGCGGCGTAGAACGCCATCGGTTCATCTGCAATCCTTACCAACTGCATAGCTTTCTTATCATCGGTAAGCATAAGCTCTAGGTCAGACCTCATGTCGTCTACTTTGCTGAGGCGCTCCTCGATGTTTAGCTTGTCGTACCCGTAGGTGTTTGCGACCTGTAACTTCAAAGCCGCTAAACCCTTTTCGCCAATAGGCTTCCCATTAGAAAACTCTATCAGTGCCTTTGCGACGTGATCGCCCTGGCTGGTTAGCATTTGATTAGCGGGATACAGTCGCCCCCTAAAGTCGAAGCTGTGTGGTTGCCAGAACGCCGACTTCTCTGCCAGCATCTGCGCCTGTAGTATCTGGCGTTCAAAGGTCATAGCCTTTGAGGTTTGCGACACGTAACTAGCTAGGTCGTCATTGAACTGCTGTTGCACGATACGTTTATCGTTGTCGTCTAGCGATGCCCACTGCTCAGGTGGTAGCTTCTTTGGTTTTTGCACTGGCATCTGCGGCCCGATGTACGGGTTGCGACATAGGAAATCGTACACGTCTTTGTTTATACGCCACGGTGTTTTTTGTATGGCGTTAAGTGAGTCAAGCGCTCGTTGCGACGGTATAAATTTATGTGGGTGCCAATCGGTCCTGTATACCTTTTGGTTTAACAAGTAATAACCGCCCTCGATTCGACCATTCTCGGCAAACTTCCATGCCTTTGGTGGTACTAACATAGGGCGCTTTATTGGCTGACTTATTGAAGCTATGGCGTGAAGTCTGGATACATCTGACAAAAAGTCGTCTGAGTAGTAGACCGTCTGAGCCCTTAGCTTTCCTCGAGCACCTGTAGCGGTAAGCGTTAGCATGTCTGGGTGCGCTCTACGAACGCAGTCTAGGATCACAGCTCCTGTCCCAAACATTGCATCACGAGTTACGTCGTACTCTTCGCTATCTAGAAAGTGCTCGATCTTCTTTTCGATCTTCCTGGCAAAGCGCAAGTGCTGAGCCTTTGAGGCTAACGCCTGGCTGTTTCGACGTAGGAAATGACTGCTGTAACTGGGCTCGGCGTCTCGCCACTTTTGGAATCTAATCTCGCGTATTACGCATTCACCCAGCTCCAGACACACATGTTGGTATGTCGGGGGCTTACTTGTGGCAAGGGTCGACATCAAATTCTGTGTAGCAGCAAAAGCCAACTCCTGGGCGTTTGCCAGGCTGATTAGATATTTCCAAGCTAAATTACGTTTTCCTGTTTTGTTATTGATTATGTCATCTTCTGCTTGGCGCTGCCGTACAGAAATATGCTGTTGGACTTCGGGTGCAATCTCTTGCAACAACTGCTCACCCAGTTTGGTTTCATTCAGTTGTTTATTGTTGATCGCTTTAAGGTAATGGTCCTCAGCATCTGTCACCATGCGATGTTCCCACAAAACCTCTAGCAATTCGAAGTCGTTTGTGTCGTTCATATAAACCTCCCTTCTCCTTGTTATTTGTGTTGTTTGTGATTGTTGTCTGTTGTAAGGCATTTATCACATTGGTAAGGATAGGGATTACCGACATATACTGTCAAGAAGTTCTGTCTATATACGAGCTATAGGGGGCCCTCATACTGTCGACATTGGTGTCAGTATTGTTATAGACTATCGACCATCCCTATATGGGAGACAATAACTATAACAACAAGGGAAGAGGGAGCGCCTGTGAATGAGGAGACTAAACCTAAGAATGTAAGAGCCGACAGTGCAAAGAGACAAGAGTTAGGCAGAGTACTTAAATCGTTACGTGAGGCTGCTCAGCTAACGCAACACGATTTAGCAAGATTAGTGGGGCAGAAATACTTCACTATGATTTCTCAAGTAGAAAATGGACGAGTCCGTATTCCACCTAACGATACGGAGCTGTGGTCCAGAGTACTCGGAGTAGATACACAAGCTTTTGCGAAAGAGTGCGTCAGGTATTATGAGACCGACGATTACTTTAAAGCTATATACGGTAAAAACAGTAAGCGAGATCTTCGGTGAAGATCTACACAGACCCAAAAGGTCGACCAAATAAGTGGCGGGTTAAGCTACCTAATGGCAGCTTTAAAACCATAACGGCTGCTACTGAGGCACAAGCTCAGATTGCTGCGGAGCGGGCTTTGATACAATTCAAAGCGCCGCCTGGAGCGTGGCTCGAGCTAGTTAATCGTCACCTAGCCAGAAGAGAAGGTGGCTCTCCTGATCTTTTAACAAAGCGAAAATGGCGGGGCAGTAAGTATGTGCTTCGTAAGTTTGCTGACGTTTTTGAAAGCATGTGTAAGCCGACTACGGTGTCGATGACACACTTCTTAGACTACTGGGACACACTAACCAGGCACCAACAAGACAACCTACGCCCAGAGCTTAATCGGTTTATTAAGTGGTGTATGTTGTCAGGGCTTATAGTGCTACCGGCGAATCCTATAGAACTACTAGATAAGAAGGCTCTGCCTAAAAAGAAAAGACAGAGACTGACTAAGGGTATGTTTGATGGGGTGCTACGTGTTGCTGCCGACAAAGGCTATGACGGTCTGGTGCAGGCTTGTCAGCTATCACTACTTACTACACTAAGGCGTGGCGATTTAGCTGAGTTACGGTGGGAGAATATTAGAGATGGCTCACTGTATGTATCAGTAAGTAAAAGTATAGCCTCTAGGGGAGAGGTCGAAGCGACCAGGCTAAGGTGGGATTTACAGAAACACCCCCAGCTACTACATGAGCTCAAGGAATGTCGCCGACTAGCTATGATGAACAGAGACTGTCCGTTTGTGTTGTCACACTTTGGCGCTAACCGTCGCGGTAAAACAAAAGAGCACGTCTGCCAAATGACGCCGGACATGATCAGTAAGCAGTTCACTGAATGTATAAGGGAGTTGATCAGGGCAGACGACCACCCGACGTTTCATGAGATACGATCTTTAGCGGCAGCTAACTTAGAACTTATGGGTGCTCCTGGTGAGACTATTAGTAAAATAATGGCTCACACAGACGAGTCCACTACGGAGCTGTATCTAGTGGGACACGACCGTAAATTCTTTGAGGTGGACTACAGTGTTTCGGTATAGGTAGGGTTGTGCTTGTTACCTTGCCAAGGTAGCAGGTACACAATCTACCTGCAAAGCTAGGTATAACGGTAGGTTGTTGGGGGTAAAACACCTGGTTTGTACGGTACACGAGGCGTACATACTTGCCAGGCAAAGATGCAGAACTACAGTGAAACACTGCGGGAATAGCTCAGTTGGTAGAGCGATACCTTGCCAAGGTATAGGTCGCCGGTTCGAACCCGGTTTCCCGCTCCAACACATCAAGGTGTGCGGCAATAGAGGCGTGAATGTACCTAGGGATAGGTTTCCTCCCTGACTTCCAAGCCGCATAGCTTCCTGTGTAATCAACGGACAACAACCGCGAACACTTCAGTGGTCCTCCGGCTTTTTCCTCTAATAGTTTTAGCGCGTCAATGGCTTCCATCTTATAGTTGCTCTGGTTTGTATTTTAAAAATAGCGCATCTCCAAGTTGGGCTTTGTGCTTTCCCATCCCGTTGATCTTTGCTTTTGTTTGTTGAATCCTTTTCCAGTTATCCCGGCCTTTACACCACACACGGTGGTCATCAGAGTAGTCATAGTACCAATCGTGTGTGCGTAACATACGGGCAAAGCTGCTTAATGTGCTCATAGCGAGTCCTCCTCACAAAGGACACTATACTATAGGGATACACTATAGTTAACCCTGCTGTATTAAGTGGGCCAATCTATTTGCTCGCTGGCCGACCTGTCTAGCCCATCGGCTGTCTAACATTTGCGAGCTGGCCTCGACCATATCTCCTTCCTGTAGAGCTTTTTTAAACAACTCAAACTTTTTAAGAGTAGGTAGTCCAAGGTTAAAGGCCATATTGATCAAGCAAGCCTGACGCACATCACTAAGCTCTTCCCAGGTAACTGCGCCAACAAACTTCTTAGCGTCTTCTAATGCTACCTGTACGTCGCTTAACAACATCTGCTCAGCTTCAAACTCAGAGATGCCGTTATCCTGGATATTTCTGCCGTAGCCAATTGTCAGCTTATCTGCCGTGCAGTTATAAGGAAAAAGGCGAAGGCCCTCGTCGTGTTTTAGCTGCTCTACAGCTATCTGTTTTGCTTTTACCATCGTTCGATTATGTCCATGCTGTAGCGAATGAAGCCGTCAGAACCGTGTTCGATTGTCGGCGTATCTGTGTTTAGTGAGCACTTAATTGTCGGTGCGTAGCTGCTAGGTAGGCTTAACGATACAGAGCCTGTATCTCGGGCCGGAGGATCAACCACAGGGTCAGCTCCGCTCAGTCCCAAGTACTGCATCAGTTGGTTGTTAAGGGTGCTGCTGTTGCGGTTGTAGTACTCACCTACCTTTAAAGCGTTGTCGCTGTAACTACTGTCATCGCGCAGTAACGGCCACCGCATAGCAAAGATGGTGTGCCGACCATCGATGAGCCTAAAGAACGACGTAAAATCATCGTACTTACTTTTGTGCATAGGTGGGAACTTGAACGACGCCTCCAGACGTACACCACCGATAGACCGTGACTGACGACGCATACTCCTAGAGTCAGCTACCAGCGTTCTACGTGGATGCCTTATCTCAAAACTTTCGGGCTCAATGCTTGTAGGGAAAAGCTGATAAGGCCCGTCCCCGTTTTGGAATGTATAAGTAGCCATTACTTCTCTCCTTTAATTTGCTCAATCTCGCTTAAAACTTGGCCTAGCCGTATACGGACATCAATGAGTTCATCTTGAAGACGATATAGTTTCTCTATGTCGCGGTCGTGCGCTTCGATACGGAGGAATTGTTCTGCGTCCGCCGGTAGCGAACCAATTTCACCTCTAGGCCAGCGTATTCTGAAATCGGAATTTGCGATGACTTCCATGCGATCTATTTCGCTGCGATGCTCGATTGCTGTCAGTCGACTATCGAGTTGTAAGTACGCGGAGGTAGCGACCACTGATCCTGCTATTAGGCCGAGAATGTTTCTAAGAGGGATGTTGAACTTTGTGTCTTCGGATATATCCATTTAGTGCCTCCGCACAATTAAAAAAGCCCCTTTCGGGGCTCTTGGTTAGTGTTCGATGTCTGGCATCTCTAGCTCAGACTGTATCGGGTCTTCGCCTGGGATCGGCTCGTCCTGTTTAGCCTGTTGCTTACTTTGCACCTCTATCAGTGCAAGTTGCGCTTGTAGGTTTGCTATTTGTAATGCTTGATTAGCATTAGCTTTTGCTAGGTTATCAATCGTTTGATTGATCATGTACTGCTCTGCGGTTATCTCTTTTTGGTCAGACATAATCCCCTCCTTATAGGGTTAATAGATATACCTTATTACTATAGTTTATGGGCCATAAATTGTCACGTAGTAGTAAAAAGTTTCAGTGGCTGTGTACGACGTTTGTTCTTTATGACGAATCTGTATCTCTATTTTGCCGGTTATAAAATATTCGCTCTGTGCGTTGGCGGTCACGGTCACACTTATGGCGTTTGCGTTGTTAGCGACGTAAGCAAACGTGTGCGCGCTTTGGTTTGAAGCCACCTTTAGGTCTCTAGTGACCCCGCCGAAGCTTATATTGTAGGTAGCTATGCTTCCTGCAAACCCAGCGTATTGGGTTGTGGTGTGCGTAATCCGATAATCAACACCATCTTCCATGTCAGGACCATAACCTACCTCCCAATCAGCAGTGCGATTCCAGTTTAAGTTTGTCGTGCCAGACGAACTTGTAGTAACTATAAAGTCGCTTTTGTTACTTGGCGGTGTAGAAAAATACATTGTGGTAAACGAGTTGTAGAAGTCGTCGAGCTGGATAGTTCCCGAGGCCGGAACCCCGGAGTTGTTTGGGCTACCTGTCGTTGTGTTAATTACATAGGAGCCTCCGCGGTAGTAGTTGGACATAGGAGCACTGCCGGTTTTAGGTCCAAAAAAGCTCCGTACATCATCTAGGCTTACTGTTCCGCTTGATGGTGTGAACGGTATGCGCGTCCCTGTGGCGGGATCAACCGGGGTAGTTAGCGTCACAGAGCGAGTCAAAGTACCTATTGTCACAGACGCTGTAGATGAACTGTTATAGGTTGATGGTGCTGTTCCCCAAATGTAGACGGTTTGGCCGTTAGTGACTGTCTTAGAGCTCGTGCTTTTAGTTCCTTGCGTTCCTATACGACTTTCGGGGGCGGCTGTACCGCTGACGCTCATAGTCACGCTGGTGTTTATACCTGATACGGCAAAGTTACCCAGAAGGTACTCTTGACCAGGTACTGCGCCTGTAACACCCGAGAGCGACCCTGCGAAATCGTTAGGTGTAGTATCGACACTGCTTACAATCTTTACGTAGATTGAGCCACTCGTGTAGCCAGACGACGTCGCGATAATCGTATCGGTTACGTTTAGGGTCGCCCCGGTTTTAACTGTCTTAACACCAGATGATCCACGAGCAACATAAATCGTGGCGGTGCTTGTCCAATGCGTTGAGTCCCAGTACTGCACGATAATACTGCCAGATACATTTGAACCGAAGGTGTGTTGGACAGTTAGTGTATCCCCAACCTGTAAAAGGATGGGGCTGCTGCTGCTTCCTCCGTTAAATACGGCAATCTCTGAGTTTTCCGCATCCGCAAATATACTGACAGTATGGTTAGCCATGTATTAGCTCCTATCAGCAGGAGGCCACATTACCGAGCAGATGTTTTGCACTAGCGAGCTTTCACTCCTGACGTCCGTGGCTACTAACTCTCCGTTTTGGTTCTCTGTAAATTCCGGGATAGATCGGCGGTTCTTAGAAGTAATCGGAAGCTGATTGTCGTCTGGATCGTCAATCATAATCTCTTCCGTAACCAGTAAGATCGGACTAGTGCTGGACGCATTGATAACGCGCACTTCGCTGAGAGTAATAGTTTTAGTGATTGCCATTGGTTTTCTCCATTAAAATGTTCATGAGTTCTCTTAGTTCATCGTTTTCTTGCTTCAGCTCTTTAATAGCTTCAACGAGCAAACCTACTGTGTTGCCGTATCTGACGGCATAATGTTTTTCTCCCGTATCTACGTCGTTCGTTTCGTAAACCACTTCAGGAAGCACTTCGTTGAGCTCTTGAGCGATAAGGCCCGTAGAGCGAGAGCCATCCTTCTTGTAGTTAAACGTCACTCCACGTAATGCCATTACTTTTTCCAAAGCATTAGGAATAACTTGGATATTGTCTTTAAGTCGGATGTCTGACGTAGAGCCATAGGCCGTTACGTTACCTTTACACTCAAGCGAACCACCTTTCTGGAAGTAAAAGCCTACATAGCTGTCGTCATCGTGGCCCATAATCATTGAGCCTACGCCGCTCTCACCGCCTGAGTTAAACTGCATCATAAATCGCTGTGATGATGCGGCAGGCCATGCGCCAGCTTGTAGATCGTTGAACACAATGCCTGCGTTGGTTTCTGATGAGTTTTCAATGACGAGAAAGTTGTCAACGCCAGACATTACGATATCGCCACTGACATCTATATCTGCAAAGGTCGCGTTGAGGCTAGCATCAATGGTGGTGACGCCATTCATCTGCAAGCCAGCATCAGCTTGGATGTTGATAGCCCCCGTTAAACCCTCACCAAACTGAAGGTTAGTGCCGTTGACCTCTAGTGCCCTAAGACCGTTGCCGTAGATACGTTGAGCGTTGCTGAGGTAGATACCCTCTACGTTGCTATTTCCTGAGGTAAACGTCAGCTTCTTGACGTTACTGAACTCAGCATTGCTGTTCATAATCACAGTGCCAGCGCCCGTGCCGCTAGCAGGCTTGATGCCGAAGCTGTCAACCAGAACTTGGCCGTCAACGACAAACGCTAGGGTCTCGGTACTGCTTGCTACAAATGCGGCACCGCTGCCGTAAGACGATCCGTTAATGTGGAAGAACTTGAAGAAGCCCTGCTGACCCGTGCCATCTGTGGTCATGTCGCTGAAGCGGATGCCTACGCCAGTACCTGAAGAGTTATTGATGATCACCCCATCAGCAGACGATGTTGTGGTTTTGATATAGCTGTCAGCTTCAATGCTCCCAGAGCTATCAATAGCGCCCGAGGAAAGGGCACCAGTGCTAGAAATGGTAAAGACGTTTTGCACGCCATTTGTTCCGTTGTAAAACTTCAGCGTGCCATCTACTTCAATGTTGAGCTGTGCTTCTGGCAAGCTAGTGCTTGATGTGCTGAACCACCTTAACCCACCAATATTCCCAGCCGTTCTTGTGCTGTGGAAATCAAAACCAGCAAAGGCGTTCCCTTCTCGGATAGTTATGTTTGCATCGCCGTTCGCGGTTTGCGTTCCTGCACCGATCCTTAAATTACCAGTGCTAGTAATCGCGCCCGAGGAGATGGTGCCAGCAACAGTGATGTTACCGTTAAGGTCTTGACTGAAGGCGTCGCCGTCATCTGGTGCGCCAAAGTTGAAATTGCCTGCGCTGTCCTTCCATATTCTATGGGACGTACCGTTGCTACTGGTAAGTGCAATACCATCGGCAACTGTGTCGCCCTGCTGTCTCACTTCTAAAGTTCCAGAACTACCAACTCCTACGCCGCCATCTATTTCAAGAGTTCCGTTTATTACCGTGTCATTGGCAAACGTAGCCGCGCCGTCTTGATTGAAGCGCAAAACATCAACTGGAGAGCCTACATTTTCTGACCGAATAGAAAGGTCGTTTGCGTTGCCGCTACCCGACCCGTGATAATAGAAACGCCAACCGTAGCCAGTGCCATCCCCTTCATTTCCTATGTAAATGGCCGCATCTGCGCCAGCTAACCCGTCACCACCAATGTAGAGATAATCAGTGGATTGACGTTGGGGTGTACCTAAACTGAGCTGTATGTAGTCGTCTGCCTCTAGGTAGCCGATGTTGAGTAAATCGCCAGCGGCAGTGATTCGTTGCGTTCCGTCACCTGCGCCAGTATTGAATCCGAGAGGCGAATTTACACCAACGTCGTCCACTAGCCTCATGTGGACCTTATCGCTGTCTTCTGTCTCTGTGAAATCTAAGCTTTCGCCGTTTAGTTTTATAGCGAAGTTTTGACCGCCATCCTGATCAACAAACACGACTTGAGAACTGACGGTGCTTGTTTCGTTAAGAAATAACGTGCCGTTGTGGATCGTGGTCTCACCGCTTTCTGCTATGGTCAGTGATAGCTTTACTGTGTTCTCAGCGTCAGTAGCTACCTGAAAGCCTGTTGCAGAGTAGACATAAGGATTGTTTGCTACTGCACCTGTAAACTTGCTATTTGTGCCTCCGTTTAGGCCGAAATGGCCGTAGTAGAGGCCATTGTCCTGAGTCATGACTAAGGTCGGATTATGCTCTTCGCTAACTGCATTGTCTGTGTCAGCTTCAAGCGTCAGCGTGACACTTTCGGCGCTGGACAGCGAGAGCGCCCCACCAGATATACCCAGCGACCCTACCGTCAATTCGTTGGCAATGGTCACATCACCACTATTGTCAATCTCTAGCGCAACCGAGGTGCCAGAAGCCGCCGCACCTCCCGTTGTTAATCCGGGTAGCGTCGTAGCACTGTCTGAATACAAAAGTGCAAACTTGTTGACCCCATAGGCGTTGGTCATCATCCAGCCGCGCGAGCTGCTTGTGTAGTTTTGACTGGTATTTAAAAGTAGAGCGCCGTAGTGTCCGTACCAGTTGGTGCCATCTGTGACCTGTAGGCCGCTTAGGAGCGTACCGCCGTTCCCGTTGTTACCATCACGAATTGTTAGCTGTGTGTTCCCAGGGCCGTAAGAATAAAACCGAAAGTCGTCATTTGTTGTAGGAATGTAGGTTTCCCATTTAGAGGAACTGTCACGTTTATAAATGATTCCTGACTCATATCCGCCACCATTATCTATAACCAGGAAACCATTAGTTGCTGAGTCAATGGTGATAGTGCTCGACGTAGTAAGAGTCGTACCGCTTATGGCACTTGCAGTGATATCTGTGACAGAAAGATCACCGGCGACAGAGGCGTCCCCGTTATACGAGACACGAAAAGATTCGTTAAGTCCGGTGGTCGTGTTTGCGGTGGATGCCGTAGCGTTGTTGGTATAGACAACGAAAGCTCCCTGTCCTTCCAAGATCGTTGTGTTCGCGTCTGAGTCTGGGCCAACTTGTGCGCCAATTCGCACCTGCGGATATTCGTTAGCATTGGAATCTGTGAAAACAAAATCAATAAAGGTCTGTTGTTGGCTTAGGTCGCCGGTTACGTCGGAAGATCCTACAGCGTTATGTAGCGTAAGGAACGTCGTTCCTGCTGTAGATGCAGTATTAGTAAATTGCTTTAGTTCTGCGCCTTTCCCCTTCCACCAATCAAATACAAGACCCGCATGACTTAGAATCCTGTCGCCATAGAACTCAACCCACACACCTGCCTCATTACCATTGACGAAGTACGTGTTGTTGTTGTCATTGGTGACGATGTAGTTATCGTCGCCATCGGCATCATTGAAGAAAACAAATTTGGGGCTGACCATCTTTGTGGGGAAGTAAGCGGTGCCTCCCGAGATTGAAGGCGTAGTTCCATCTGCCAGATCAGCCGCTCCGGTTGCCAATAGACGCCGGGAAGAATCAATGGTCTCAGTACCGCCTATATTGAGCTTGCTGCCGCCTACTGCACCGGTGAACGCCCCATTTCCAGAAGACGAGAGACTAAGCCGGATAGTGTTATCGTGTTGATTGTTTGTACCAAAAGTAAAGTTGAGACTAGAGTCGCCAGAGCCGTCTGTCGTCTTTCTAGCTATAGACCAGACATCGGTGTTGCTGTTGCCGGAACCTTCAACAAAGTTCAGCGATGAACCCCACGTCCCGGCAGAACTGCTTACTAGGTCAAGTTGCGAGTCCGTTGCGAACTGAGCGAAGCCGCCATAGACCGTTCTGATGCCAATGCCAGACGCGGTTGACGTACTGATTATTCCAGACACGTCAATGGCGTGACTAAAATTAAACGTATCATTCGCAGTATTCCATAGAAGCGTTGCGTCTGTGTTCGCATTCACGGCGTCTTGAATTGTGATACCGGCACCGTCAGCGGTACTGCTTGTGTCGCTGTCCGCATAGTTAAGTACGATGTTCTTATCCTGCACTTGGAGCGTCGTTGTGTTTAGCTCTGTGGTGCTCCCGTTCACCGTCAAATTACCGCCGACCGTGACGTCTGCCGTAGTGGTCACTGATGTTGGCGTAATGTCGCCTAAGCCAAGCGTAAAGGATGCCGCACCTGCGCTGGCTGTTGCCGCACCCGAGATGCCGTTGTTCGTAGCAATAGCTACCGATGTAATATCCGCAGCTCCGACTGACTGAGCAGCTCCACCGTCAATCGTAAATCCGCCGCCGGAGGTGTTGTCTTGTATCTCAATAGTACGAGATGCTGATGATGTCACCTTGTTTCGTAGGTCGTATCCGCTGTCGGTAGTGCTAATAAATGCCTTTATATACTGAGTGCCGGTAGGGAAGTTGGTTACTGTTGACTCAAGAATTACGAAGCCCGAGGTATTAGGCGCACCCGCATCGGTCTTAATGACAGTGGAGGTCGCAAAGTATTCTTGTAATTCTGGCTCGAAAAAAGTGTTGTTAGTCGATAGCGCGTACTGCGTTGATGTAGGGGTTACACCGTTCGCAACCTTAGTATATTGCTGTGAAGCAATCAGCGTACCTTGTGACGACGTAAAGCCCGACGTGTTGTGATAGCGGAGCATGATCGTAAAATTATCAGGGATCTCAGAACGAGCGTTATTCCCTGCTGTTGTTTGGTTGTTGCTAGTCGCCGTCCCCAAAAAGTTAGCGTTCAGCTTGCCTCTAAATGTGACGTTTGAGGTCTGCTGAAAAGTAATCTCAATCTGGCCGCTGTCAGAAGAAAGAGCCTCTGAGTAAGTGGTAATCTTTGCGCCTTCAATCTCACTCACTACTTCAGTAAGCGCTAGATTGGTAAAGCCTTGTGCCGCGTTGAAGTATTCGTTGCCATCGGTGTCTGTGAGCACAAGGTTGCGAGCAAATACTTCACCGTCTCTCTGTACAACGAAGGGCGTAGTTGCTGACGGATTCTCACTCCCCGCCCAGAAACGAACATCGCCTGTCGATTGCATTGCCGCCGTATCATCGCCGGAACCAACCGTGATCCTGGTCGCGTTAAGCTGACCGTCTAGCGTTAAGGTAGCTTCTGATGCGTCAAACTTGAGCTTGTTTTTAAGACTAAAGTCGCCGCCGCTGTCTAGGTAGAACCCAGTGTTTGAGTTCCCCCATGCACCTGTACCCGCGTACAGTTTTGAGCCTGTAATGCTTATGCCGCCAACGGTTCCGCTATTGCGGGCGTCCCCAGCAAAAGGAGCGCTTTCAAGTGCAATAGGTTCAAACAGTCCACCCGTCAGAATAAGATCGGCACTGCTTGTTTCAAGAAAGCCAATCGCTAAAAGATTGGGGGCAGTCGTTCCGTCCGTGCCGTTTTGTGTGCCAGTGATGCTAGATGGTGTAAATGTAAGGCCGGAGGCATTGTCATCGTAATACCACTGCGTGCCTTCTTTCCACACAAAGACAACGTCAAGGTTGCCATAGTTTGAAGTTGTAAAAGGCTCTGTTTTGTTAACATCAAAGCAGATAAAGCCGCGCTTGTTGGCGACATTCGTTAAGACAGTAATGCCACCAGTAAATTGAACGCGCTCTACGGTTATTTTGTCGCCGTTGTAGATAATAAAGCCATCAGTGTTTTCTGGTACACCGTCTTTATCAATACCAACAAGAGCCGCCTCGCCTACATTAGAGGAGCCGTCTGAATTCTGGTTAAGCAGTAAAGCCAGACCTTTATTGACTTGTGATGCCGTAGCACCAGCCGCCGCTCCCGAGGTAACAGTGGCCGCAGCTACGTTGTTGACTGTGCCTGTGTGATTGCCGCCTAAGATAGTTGAGGTTGCGTCTTGGTTTGCAGTAGCACCAGCCGTCGCACCGTCTACAACCGTGGAATCTAAGTTGCTGGAACCTATCGTTACTCCGCTATCAAGACTTAAAGAGGTTGCTGTTATAGCGCCGCTTATTGTCGCTCCCGTAGCGGACAAAGCCCCCGCCGGAGTAACGCTAAACTCCGCATCAGCAAAAGTTTCGTTGCCTAGATATATGCCGTTGCTGTCAGCCGAAAACACAGATTCGCCTGAGCCGATGCGGATATCGTTGCTGATTGTTGCTGATCCGGTAAGCAAACTTCCGGAAGTAATAAGATCATTAACGTCAATGTTGGCGGCTTTGACCGTACCGTCAACGATTAGATCGCCAGTCAAGAAATCGTTTTTAGCGACGAACGCACTAGGGTTTAGCGATGTATCGTAGACATACGCCGCACTGACAGCTGGATCGCTCTCTGTGTTTACTACAATCAGTATGTCGCGGTTTCTTGGGTTGCGCCCGAACTGCGTATTGAAGTCGCTGACACTTAAGGCTGAAACGTCATCATTCTCCGCTGTAGTTTCATAACGGAAAAACGCATTGTTGTTTGTGTTTGATATTTGATTGTCGGCGTCAGAGAGTGAAGCGCCGGTAGATAGCGTAAACGATCCCGCTGTAATGCTGCCCGTAACAGCCAAATCAGTCCCGTCAAACGTAAGGGAGTTACTGCTAGCGTTGCCGATAGAAAACTTGTAGGCACTGCTGTCATACCCGAGGAAAAAGCCCGTGCCAGTATTAAAGGCTGTTTGTCCGCCCTTAATTACCCCACCTGCCGACATGGTAATTCCGCCACCGGTAATCGTCGTGGTTGCCTCTAAAGCATTTACAGTTTGATCGGCTTCCGGGTCATCCGCATAGACTGTAAGGGGCACAAGGGAGTCATAACCACCGCTGGATGATGTTTTAGTGCCGACCGCTATTACGTAATCTGTTGTTAGCGGTGTGAAGTCTGTTGTTTGGCTGGCGTTATCTACCGCCTTCCACTGATCGTTTCCGTCATCATATATGGCAATGAATGTGTGGTTGTTTACGGCGTTATCGGCGAGCGTTTCTGAGCTATTCGTTTGAAACCTTGCCGAAGAATCAGACGCCCACGCATCAGAGGCGCCGGATATAATGAAGAAATGATTGCCTGAATAGGGCGGCTTTGTGCCACCTTCATAAGGCGAGTACAAAACACCTGCGGCTATTGTTCTAGTGGTGGACCCCGCCTTCAGTGTTCCCGCCGTGATGTACGTCTCACCATCATTAGAGTTAGCAGTGCCGTCCCAAGAGTTCGCAACGAACGTGACATTAGAAAGGGCGTTGTAGTTGATCCCCTCCAGCGCATAGTCAACATTTAGCCCCACATCGCTTGGCGTGGTGTTTGCGTTGAGCGTGTTTGTCTCGGTTAAATCGGTACTACCTACCGTAATGGTTCCTTTGACGCCTAAGTTGGTTCCGTCAAAGGTAAGGCGTTGGCTGTTGTCATTGTTGCCAATACTAAATTTATAGGCGTTTGTGTCGTAGCCTAAAAAGAATCCTGATGCGTCTGCGTCGTTGTATCCAGCTTGACCACCTTTGATGACACCTCCACTGCTCAACGTGATGCCACCGTCAGTGATAGTAGTACCAGCATTTAGGGCATTTACAGTTTGGTCGGCTTCTGGATCATCCGCATAAACAATAAGCGGCTTAAGTGACTCAAAGCCTCCTGTCGTAGTTGTCTTAGTCCCTACGGCAATGACATAGTCAGTATTAAGAGGCGTAAAGTTAGTCGTAGCGTTGAGGTTATCAACGGCTTTCCACTGATTATTTACCTCATCATAGATAGCGACGAACATATAATCCGCGCCATTTAACGTTGTGGAATCGCTTGTAGTAAATCGTCTGGAGTTATCTGATGCCCAAACAGGTGTGGCGCTCCAGATAATATAGAAGTGACCGCCAGCATAAGGAGGTTTTATCGCGACCTCGTATGGGGTGTAAACTGTGTCATCTGATGCAAGCGTATACGTCGTAGACCCAGCCTTCATTGACCCAGCGTGAACCGTAACCTCGCCAACATTCGCACCAGTGCTATGGATGTTGTTAGGTGTAAAGGTGATGTTTGCCAGTGCGCCGTAGTTGATAGTGTTTAGCGCGTAAAATGTTTCTTCAAGATCTAGCGAATCCAAAAGGCTCGCTTTTGCGTCTGCGGTTAAGCTTAGACTGGTCGCGGTCAGTGCGCCTCGGAATGTACCGTCTCCAGCTTCAAAAAGACCTGCTTTGGTGAGCTTCCAACCTGATACTCCGGCACTGTAGTTGGTAGACTCAAGTGACGTATCGAGCTTTGCCACAGTGATCGCGTCATTGTCGATCTGATCCGTATCGACTGTGTCCAGGTCAGCCAAGGCTCCTGTGTTCTGTGTAGCGCCGTCCTCAATGCCGTCGAGCTTAGTGCCTGAAAGGTCGGCAACCGCGTGTGTGGTCTCCGCGTAGGCTGAAGGCATCAATGTGCCGTAGCTGTTAGTGGCAAAATAGCGAGCTCGTACAGCGTAGGTTTCACCGTCACGCTCTATTGCTACCTCAGTTTGCGTCTGGTTCTCTGTGTCAAAAACTAGCTGTGTGCTGTAGTCGTTGGTGTTGTTGATGGCCCAGCTTATCTCTACGTACTGCGCTGCTTCCGGTACGTCAGAGAAAGGGACAGTCAACGTCAGAGCAGTAGAGCCGTCAGCTCTCGTTCTAGTGTTTGTCGCAATTGTCCCAATTGTCAGGTTTGTCGGATCAGCGTTTACAACCTCTTCTTGCCACGACAAGCCTAGGGGTTCGTTGCCCCGATTGGTGTTCCAGGTGTAGACGCTGCTGTCGTACTCTTTAAGCTGTAGCCCTACATTCATCGACACTAGGTCGACCTGTGTCTGTATGACTCTAAAATACTTCCCGCTAAACCCAGAACTATCGTAATCAAGCGCTACAACATCACCAGGTATAAGACCGAAACAGCGGCTTCCAAATGTGCCGCTTACTGAAAGATTGGAGCGACTATCTCTAACTAAGTACTCAGCCGTATCTTGTGCCTGGTAAAAGTCAGTACACCCTTTGATCGTGAATGTCCGATGCAGCTTCTCATCTTCATCCTGCGCCAAGTATGTCGCGTACAGGCCTCCGTCTTCGTTACTGTCTAAGCTCGGCCAACTGACTTGGTCTGTCTTGTACTGTTTAGCCTGGTTAATAAACTTAACCGTTGCCCGGTTCATCCGCTGTGAGCGGTCGCCGTTTGCTATCTTCAACCCGCCGATGATGTCGTCATCGTTAAGCGTAAGAACTGGACTTGCGACGTCGGCCATGTGAACAAAGTACTTTCCGTTCGCGTAGCTCAGATTGCCCCTAAAGACGTTTAATATTTCCTGGATGTTGTCTAGGATTTCTTTTGACGGATCGACCGCCATATTGATTCTAAAGCGGCGTTGCTTATTGGCGTTGACGCCTGTGGTTTGTTGGTCGGCGCGGTAGTACGGGTAATCACCGCTAACGTTCACAACGAAGATTTCGCCGGTCTCTGGGTCATAGTAGGTGACGACTGAGCCCGTATCATTAGCCAGCCGCTGTGGGATATCGACTAGGACGTCGCACTTATCAGCCGAGGCTGCGATGCTGTCTATATCGATAACTGACAGGTCTAGACCTCTGCCATACTCTCCCGAACGCATGTAGTCTAAAAGCGCTAGTACGGGGTTGTCTGAGTATTCCCAAGTTGTGGCTGTGTCAGCTCGATGTGAGCTAGTTCCAAGGTTTGAGTCGTAGGCTGACGATGTTGAGTCTTTTCTAGGGTCGTATAACGCACGACCTTTGACTCTGTAACGCGTCTGTGGCTCGCCTTGGTAGGCTGGTTTGTCTTTGTGTAGGTACAGCCGCTCAATTGCGTAGGCGACACCTTTACCCACCGCGTCACTGGCCCATCCGTAGAAGTCAGACGAGTAAGCGGTTCGTAGTGCCGAAAAGTTTTGTCCGGCTGTAGGGCCGAGACTGTATGTAGTAGCGAAGTGTTTGTTGGTTTTGTTGGTAAAGCGGGGAGACCTATAGCCTTCATCGTCAATCGTTACGTTAGTAATGTCGGTAACAGGTCCGTTACATAAAGTAACAGCTCGATAGAGCCATCTGTTGTTGTTGTGATCTTTGTTCGTTGTCAGCTCGGAGCCAGTAGCGGCAGAGATAGTGGTAAAGCCGCTCTGTGTAATCCTGGCCTCTTTATCGGTAACGTGTTTCCACACAATGGTAGAGCCAACAAGCGTCTGACCGTAGACGGTATACAGACCACGGTTACTGTCGTGTCCACTGACTTGTACGGCTTTAGCTTCCTGTGCTTGCTTTGCCGCCTGAGCTTCCATTTTCTTTTGCTGGTAATAAACGCCAGCCGATGCGACTATCGCGATGACCGCAGCAATAATGCTAAAAACCATACTAGCTACCCCACTTAATCGGTAATTTCTCTTGATGTGAGTACTTGAAGATTTCGTCTCCTGGATAGTACTCCTGCTGACTGCTGCTGTTCGTGAATCGACCGTTGGTCACCTCGAACGTGGCCCAGTGGCTTGATAACTTGACTGAAAACTCGCTAGTCGTTGATGTCTCATTGAGTTCCCAGGTATCGACCACGCCGGTATACAGCTCTATGACGCTTCCAGAATCTAACAACTCGTAGTTGTCATCGAGAAACGCGAGGTAGAGAGTGCCTGTCTTGCCGACGTGCCTAACGTAGTCAGTACCGCTATTGGTGTATTCCTGGTATGCCGATTTATCTGCTCCAGCAAAGGTCAACGTGTAGCTGTTAGCGGCGATGTCCGTCGTCCTGTTGACGTTGCTGGTTTTCAATACAACCTCATCCGACGTCGTGTAAGTCGTTGAGTTGTAGGTAATCGGCTTGTGATTGTCGGTGATTTTAAAACCAACTCCAGGGAGATGCACCAGCAGTGAAGTCCTGTAGGTGCTGGACGCTAAAGCTGTATTGACGCTGCTAGGTATGGTTATCATTTGTTACTCCTAAAAGGGTGATACGCGCACGTTTTCAGCGCTTATCGACCGGATCATTGCTTCCAGCTCACCTCTTCGTGAAGCAAGAGCATTGACCACTAGGTCTGGGTCAGACACGCCGTTAACTTGTAGCGTGACACTCTCTGGCCCTTTCATTTTACTACCTTGATTATTATTAGCTAGGAAACTTGTTAAATCGCGGTTAGCTCTGGTCGACAGAACACGCTCACCTTTCTCTAGCATGTATGTACCCGTAGACGGTAACGAATCCATGCCGTCGTGTGCCTGGCCTTTCATGATGTCTCGTATAACCAAGCCGGTCTGCGCGGTTGTCATGAGAACGCCAGGCAGGTTTGCGGGGAATGGAGCACTGTTCCAAGCTTTAAGTATTGCGGCCTTTCCTTGCATGATTGCTTCTTTGAGCAAGATAGCCCGGCGAATTGCAGCGATCTTTTTAGACTTCTGAGCGCCAGCCATCAGCACATCATCAAGCGATCGATACTTTTCTTTTAGCTTGTCGATAGCACCACCAGCTCCTGTCTTGAGCGACTGCCAAGCTTCTCCGAACTTCTCAAGTGCTAGTTGCCATTTCTCAGCCCACGACATTGGACCGTCTTCTGCGGCACCAGCTTCTGCCTCGACTGGGTCGGGGTTGCCCCCTTTAAGCACTTGCCAGAACTTGACCAGGCCGGGAAACATCTCAGCCATCTTGGTCATGACGGTATCACCCATTGAGTTAAAGCTCTCAACAATGCCGGTGAACATACCACCCATGCCGCCACCTTCAGCCTCGTCGCCAACACCTAAAGCTGACATCATTTCTGCTACTTTGTTTTTGATAGCGTCAACTGGAGAAGCACCGTCGTCGCCACTTATAACAGTGAAAGGCTCAGCAAAGGCTGCTTTCATGCGAGCACTAGCGGCCTCTGACGCAGCAGCTACGCTGTTCATTCGAGCGACAAGTACGCCAACGCCTTCATCCGGTAGGATACCGTTGGCAAGAGTGTCCGCGCCTAGGTCAAACAGCACGTCGGCGATTTTCTTACGAATACCTGCAAAGAAGATTTCGATGTTCAAAAGCGCTTTTTCAAACTCAGCTTTTATGACATCGACTGTGGCACTCACAATCGTCTTCATCTTGTCAAAGAGCGCCAGCCCGTTTTCAAGTATGGCAAAGCGTTCCTGTGCGTAAACCAAAGCAGCGCCAAGCGCTACAACTCCGGTCACAATAAGGCCGATCGGGTTAGCCAGTAGCGCTATGGCAAACCGAACAAGCGCGCTGGTTGCTGCGGCTAACCCGGCTACAAAGCCGCGAACTAAGAATGACGTTAAGCCAATGACAGCGCTAAGTAAGCCGCCAATAGCCGTGACAGTTGTAAAAGTAGACACAGCAATCCAAGCAAGAAACCCTCGAACCACGTTGACCATCAATACGCTGGCTAACCCTGCTGCGGCAACGGTTACGATGTGTATGTTTTCCGAAAGCGTTTTAATTACAACTGCGAGTTTATTGGTGACGTTAAATGCTGAGTTGACTCGATCAACCATCTCGGTAAAGGAGTTGTTAAATAATGTTCTAGCCTGGGAAAGTGTCACGTCCATATTCGATATGGCTTGCCGTGTTCCCTCTAACTCGCCACGTAGTATCGGTAGGATACGTTCTGCGGTAAGTCCGCCCTCGTGACTGAACTTACGCAGCTCACCGACCGTCATGTTTAGACCATCGGCCAGCATGTTTGTTAGTACGACGTTGTTCTCCGAGACGGAGCGGAATTCGTCACCGCGTAGTGCGCCAGACGCCAAGCCCTGTGCAAACTGTCTAGCCGAGTTAGCCGCTTCTGATGCCGTTGTGCCTGACATCAAGAATGAATTAGTAATGACCTCGGTGACTTGCGCTACTTCTTTCTGTGTTGTCCCCAGATGTTTTGTAGATACAGCAATACGCTGATAAAGCGTACCGACGGATGATAGGTCTGAGCGAGATGCCTTAGCGATCGATCGTATTTGGTTCATACCTATTGCGACTTCACGGCTTGTCTCAAATGTCGCTTTCATCTTGTTACGCAGGTTGGTCATTTCGTCTGCTGCGTTAGCGACTGCCGCCATACCAAATCCGCTGGCAAGTGTGACTCCTAGCTGTCCCAGGCTATTCTGGAACTGCATAGAGCTACGACGCATACTCGACGTCATTTTCTTAAATCGCTTGTCTACCTGGTCAACGTCTTTACGAAAGGCCGCTGAGTTCATCCGCAAGCGTATTGCGAGCGTTCTTAGTACTGAAGTAGCCATATCGTAAGCCTCTTACGGTAGTTTGAATCTAATAATTCGATTCTTTAGTCTTTGTTTTAGTCTCTCTGCTATCTGCACTTCTTTGCCGTCAAATGCTGGGCGCATAAACGGTCGTTCCTTTGTCGGGCCGAAGGCGCTGTCCTTTGTTCCGAATTCGTTCTGCAAAGCGTATGCCGGTTTGCGATCGCCTTTCTTGTTCGCAGTAGCTCGCGCATTACGTTTATAACTGCCGCGCCTGTCAGTTCCGAACCGGACATCACAGACCAAGTCTTGCGGCTTCACATGTCCATTGGTGATTCTCCCTGACCGATGCAGAGACTCTGTGTCTGTTAACCCCTGTCGTCGGATGTTGCCTTTGACGTTTGCCATGACGGGCTTCATGGTGGAGGTCATGGCGTTTTTACCTTCCTGAGTACGGAGCTCCTTCTCCATTCTCATAAACTCTTTTTCTATAGCGCTGAGGCCGTCGACAGTAAACTCTGTGTAGATACCGCCACGACGCTTTACCTCTCTAAAGTCTCTAGCCATTTTGGAACTCCGCAATCCGTTTAAAGATGTTCATCTGTTGTTGGTTGCTTTGTCGTCTGTTGCTGTGTCGACTGTAAAGCGTAAAGAAATCGTCGGGTTGAGCTGGCTTACCGCCTTTCTTGCCGCCGTTGACGTTTACAAGCGTTGCGGTGATAAGCCCAGCTCTATAGTCCTCGCGGACAGACCCCCAGGGCTCAAGACCAAAGAACACCATCCACTCTAATAGCTCAGAGCTTTCTATCTGTGTCTCTAGCTGCCTGACGGTCATACCCAATGCGAGTGCCAGGCGAAACTTAAATCGCCGCACTGGGTCTTTTAGTTTCCCTCAGCGATTCCTAAGTCTTCATCTGCCATACCTGACAGCTTTCTGACCTCATCGAACAGCATGTTGATTACCTGGCCGTTCTTCTTACCTAGCTCCTTTGCTTCGCTAGACTTGAACAGCTTGTCGCCGTTCTCATCGACTAGGCAATTCACTACAAGCCGTGCTCGCATGTTGACTAAGTCCTGGCTAACACCAAGGCTTGCCTCAAACTCATCACGCTCTGCTGCGGACAGACCTCTC